TTCGCCACCTTGACCAAGCGACGCCTCAAGCGCGGCGTGTTCCGATCCATCGTCGAACTGCAGGCCGCCATCAACCGCTACCTCGCCGAGCACAACCGAGACCCGCGGCCATTCCGCTGGACCAAGAGCCCAAAGAAAATTATCGCCGCCGTGAAGAGAGGGTTCCAAGTGTTAGATTCTGTCCACTAGGAAGCCCATGTGACACCTCCCGATTAACCCAAACGCGGCAGACTATTACGATATCCGAAGACTACGTTCCGGTCAAGCACCGTGCCGATCTCGCGTGACTCGCGCGAGAAGTGGTGGCTGCTGGACAGCCTTGTGAGGTTACAGAGGCATTTTCCGAAGCGCACGTCCTCCAACCGGCATTAGTCAAATTCAAAACTAGGCACCTTTTCGCAATGGAACTCGCGGACATGTCGAGATGCGGTGTGATGCCTACGCCCTTGGTCGGCATTGACCAGGCGACTTTGCAGCGATGGCTGGCCGACGCCCAGGCGGCATACGCGCAACTGATGACGGGCGCCCGGGCAGTCCAAGTCAGCTTCGGCGCGGGCGATGGCGGGCACAAGGCGGTTAGCTACACCCGGACGAACGTGGCGCAACTGCTGATGTGGATACAGCAACTGCAACAGGCGCTGGGCAACGTATCGCCCAGGCGCGCGATCGGCGTGAGGTTCATCCGATGACCGGCGTGCTCGACAGCGCGGGCAACGTGGTGCCGGCGGCAGCCATCCGGCGTGTGCGCATGCTCGCCATGTACGACGATCCCGCGGCCGAGGGCATGGGCGCACCGCCGTTCCCATACGATGCGGCTGACATCACGTCGCAGGAAATGGGCGGCTGGTGGCCATTCCTGCGGTCGCCTGACTACGAGATCAATCGCGACCGCGATCGGATGGTTGCACGTGCGCGCGATCTGATCCGCAACGATGGCTGGGGCACCGGCGCGGTCAACCGGATCCTCGACAACACCGTCGGTGCGCAGTTCCTGCTCATCAGCAAGCCGGATTACATGGCTTTGCGCGTGGCCTCGCCCAAGTTCGATGCGACATGGGCGGCGGAGTTCGCGGCGGTGGTCGATGCGGGCTGGCGCATGTATGCGGATGATCCGGCGCACCACTGCGACGCTTCGCGCGTGCAGACCATGACGCAGATGTTCAACCTGGCACTGCGCCACAAGCTGATCGATGGCGATGGGTTGGCTGTGCTGCTGTATCTGCCCGAGCTGGTCGGGCCGTATGGTGCGCGCAACGCCACCACGTTGCAGATGATGGACCCTGACCGGCTATCGAATCCGGCGCAGGCGCCCGACACGATGCACTTGCGCGGTGGCGTCGAGATCGACGATCTGGGTTGCCCGCTCGCGTATCACATCCGGCGCGTCTATCCGTGGGATTGGTATGGTGCAGTTGACTCGATGATCTGGGACCGCATCGAGCGCGAAACGCCGTGGGGCCGGCCGATCGTGGTGCATGATTTCGATCGGCAGCGCGCATCGCAGAACCGGGGCGTATCAGTGCTGACGCCGATCCTCGCCCGCTTCAAGATGCTGACGAAATACGATGCGGCCGAGCTACAGCAAGCGATCCTGCAAACCATCTTCGGCACCTTCATCACCAGCCCTTACGACTCGCAACAGCTTGAACTGGCGTTGCAGGACAATCCGAACGAAGCGCCATCGCTGACCGCGTATCAACAGATGCGATCGGAGTTCCATCGCACGCGCGGCGTGTCGCTTGGCGGCGTGCGTCTGCCGACATTGGTGCCGGGGGAGGACATCAAGACGGTATCGCACACGCGGCCATCGGCAACGTTCGCCGACTTCGAGCATGCGTTGCTGCGCAATGTCGCGGCGGCAATGGGCATGTCGGCGGCACAGGTCAGTCAGGACTGGTCCCGCACCAACTATTCATCGGCGCGGGCCGAAATGCTGGACGCATGGAAGACGCTCACCCGCCGTCGGGCCGACTTCGCCTCCGGCTTCGCGATGCCGATCTATTGCGCATGGCTCGAGGAGGAATTTGACAAGGGTCGCGTACCGTTGCCGGCGGGGGCGGAATATCTCGCACCGTTCGCGGCGTGGCGCGGTGCATATGCGGCCTGCAATTGGGTTGGTCCCGGCCGCGGCTGGGTCGATCCGCTGAAGGAACGGCAAGGCGAGGTCCTTGGCCTCGATGCCGGCTTCACCACGCTCAAGGAAGTGGTGGCGCAGATCAGCGGCGGCGACTGGCGCAAGGTCGTGTCGCAGCGCGGCGTCGAGGTTGCAGCGTTCAAGGATCGCGGCCTCAAGCTGCCGGTCTGGGGCGCTGGCACCGAGGATGCGAGCGAAAGCGACCGCAGGCCAGAACCGGCATGAGCGCGCATCGCCTCCCGCACCTGGCGCAACGGCTGTTCAATCGGCCGCTGCTGATCCACCCAGGCAAGGCGGAAATCATCATGGCCGCGCTCGCCGATCGGCTTGGCGTGGCGCACCTGTTGCGTGGCCCAGGCGGCGAGCCGGTAGCTTTGGTGCCGATGCAGGTGGACGGCGAGCCGGAGCAGGAAGGTTCTTACGAGGTGGCGGCCGGCATTGGGATCATTCCGATTGACGGCACGCTTGTTGCGAAGCTGGGCACGCTTTGCCCGTGGTCGGTCATGACAGGCTATGACGGCATCCGGCAGAACTTCCTGGCCGCGCTGGATGATCCGGCGGTGCGCGGGATCGTGCTGGACATCGACAGCCCAGGCGGCGAGGTCTCCGGCGTGTTCGATCTGGCCGATACCATCTGGCAGGCGCGCGGCGTCAAACCGATCTGGGCCATCCTGACCGAAAGCGCCTATTCCGCCGCCTACGCGCTGGCGTCGGCGGCGGAGCGCATCATCGTGCCGCGCACCGGCGGCACCGGCTCAATCGGCGTCGTGTGCATGCACGTGGACTGGTCGCGCGCGCTCGACAAGGCGGGCATGACGGTAACGCTGATCCGTTCCGGTGACCGCAAGTTTGAGGGCAACGAATACGAGCCGCTGTCAAAGCCCGCGCTGGCGGCGTTGCAGGCGGACGTTGACGAAATCAGCGCGCTGTTCTGCGCCACGGTGGCGCGCAATCGCGGCATCGATGCTGGCGCGGTGCGCGATCTGCAAGGCGCGACGTTCCTCGGTGCGGGTGGTGTGGCGATCGGCCTCGCCGATGCCTGCCAGGCGCCGGATGAAGCGTTCGCGGACCTTCTCGCCCAATTCCCCGACTGACTGACCCGAAAGGAGCTCCGATCATGCGTTCACGCCTGCTCGCAGGCGCGGCCAACGTCGCGCATCTTGCCGGCCTCTCGCGCGGTCGCACGACGGCCAGCGCGCCGGCGCCAGCGCCCCAGCTCGCAGCGGTGGCCGCTGGACCGCCTGAGGACGATCAGGCGCCCGCGCTGACGGCGGCCGAGCCGCAGGCGGAGACCGATCCCGAAGATCCCCAGGCGGACCCGGACGAGGACGAGGACCGGCAGGAGGACGAGGACATGATGCAGGCGCGGGCGCGCGAGCGGCGGCGCTGCCAGGCCATCCTGTCATCGCCGCATGCGGCGCGCGGCGTGGCGTTCGCGGCCTATCTCGCCTTCGAGACCGACACCCCGCGCAAGACGGCGCTGGCGATGCTGGAACGGCTGCCGACCGGTGCCGGCCTAGATGCGCGCATGGGCGGCGTCGCCCGGCCGAACGTCGGCAACGGCGCCCGCCCGGAGCAGTCCGACCGGCACGCCGTCGCGTCGAGCTGGGATCGTGCCATCACCAAGGCGCGCGGCGGTTTGCAGGCGGCAGGCGCGGCGGGCTGGGATCGCGCGATGGCCGCGGCGCGACACTGACCAGCACCACACCACCGACAGGAGCATCCCCAAATGGCAACCGTGTTGACCGAGCCGCGCCGGCGCGGCGGTTTCCTCGTGTCCGAAGCGGAAGGCACCCGCTCGCGCGAGGTCGGCAAGTTCATCAATTCCGGTAGCGTCGATCTGGCGCTTCCGGCGGGCATGGTGATCGGCCAGCTCGCCGCCGATGGCAGTTTCGTCGGCTACACCAACACGGGGACGTTGGGCGCACAGACCGCCATCGGCGTGCTGTGGGACAACGTCATCGTCCCGGCCGGCGGCACGATCGGCGCCACATACATCGCGCGGGACGCCGAGGTGAACGCGGCCGAGCTGCAGTACGTCGCCGGCGACTCCGGGGCCGACAAGACGGCCGCGCTCGTCGATCTCCGCGCGCTCGGCATCATCGCGCGCTGATAGCGCCACCACCAAGGGGTAATCTCGCAATGGCAACCATCGACGCATTCCACGCCGATCCGTTCACCATGATTTCGCTGACCGATGCGGTCGAACGCAATCCATTCCGACCGACCGGCATCGGCTCGCTGAACCTGTTCGATGACAAGCCGATCCGCACCACGGCGCTCGCGGTGGAGCAGCGGCAGGGGCAGCTTGTGCTGATCCAGACCACGCCGCGCGGTGCGCCAGCGGTGGAGCGCACCACGGAACAGCGGCAGGCCCGCTACTTCGCGGTTCCACGACTGCGGCATGGTGACACGATCCGCGCCGATGAAATCCAGAGCGTGCGCGAGTTCGGCTCGGAAACCGAGGTGATGCAGTTGCAGTCCGAGGTGGCGCGTCGCCTCGCTGGTCCGACCGGCCTTCAGAGCAACATGGAGTTCACCTACGAACACATGCGGCTCGCAGCGGTGCAAGGCATCCTGATCGATGCGGACGGCTCGACGCTCTACAACTGGTTTAGCGAGTTCGGCATCGCGCAGCCGGCCGAGGTCGCATTCAACCTGCCTGCCAAGACTGTCGGCTCGCTGCGCCCGGTCTGCTACGGGATCAAGCGGACGATGGCGCGTGCGGCGCAAGGTGCGTTCACCACGGGCTCGCGCGTCATGGCGATCTGCGGCGATACCTTCTGGGACGAACTGACCACGCATCCCGACGTGGAAAAGACCTTCCTGAATTGGGAGCAGGCGGTTGCCTTGCGTGCCGGCGTCGGCTTCGGCGTCGCGCCGGTGGCGGGATCGGAAGGCATGTTCGACGCCATGACCTTCGCTGACATCGATTGGTTCAACTATCGCGGCAGCGATGATGCCACCACGATCGGCATCGCCACCGACAAGGTGAAATTCTTCCCGCGCAATGCGCCTGGCGTGTTCGCCCAGGCATGGGCGCCGGCGGAGAATTTCACTTACGCCAACACGCTCGGCCGGCCGCAGTATGTACAGCCCATTTTCGACGTGGCGCGCAACGAATGGTGGCGGATGGAACTGTCATCCTATCCGCTGTTCATCTGCACCCGCCCCGAGGTGTTGATGAGCGGGAGGGCGGGCACCTGACGCGGGCGGCCGACCATGATCGACTTCGACGCGACCGCCCTCGCCGCGTGCGATGACGCGTTCGGCGAGCCGGTCGAATACCGGCCAGGCGACGGCCCGCCGATCAAGGACATCCCCGGCATCTTCTTTGACGCGTTCAAGTCGGTTCGCTTCGACCCGGCGACCGAGGCGATGGTCTCAACGACGCATCCGCTGGTCTGTTGCCGCCTGCGCTACTTCCCGCGCCCGCCCGTGCAAGGCGAGTTGTTCGTGATCCGTGGCAGGCTCTATGCGATCCGCGACGCGAACCCGGATGGCGAGGGCAGCGTGTCGTTTCCTCTCGGGCTCGCGCCGGCGGCGCCATGATCGCCGGCTTCCGGCAGGTCCTGCGGGATGGCGCGATCGCTATGCTGAAGGCAGCGGACACATTGGCGGGCGATCGCGTCAGCAAGGAACCGGCGGTGCCGACGCCGGCGGACGGCCTGCCCATCCTCGCCGTGTTCATCCCGGCGGAACACAAGACATCGGTCAGTCAAGGCGGCGCGCCACTGTTCAGCGCTGCGCTCACGCTGCACGTCGAGGCGCGCGTTGCCAATGCCGATCCGGTCAAGGTGGTGTCCGATCTCGACGCGCTGATCGACCAGGCGCAGATCGCTTTGCTGTGCAATCCGGACTTCATGCGCACAAGCAAGGCGTGGCCGATCGAATACGTCACCGAGATCATCGTCAGATCGCAGATCGACGGCGACGGCGAAACCTTCATCGGCAAGGGCTTCGTGTCGCTGACGGTTACCTATCGCGACGAATACCAGCCCGCTCTGCCGGACGAACTGAAGCGCATCGTCATGACCGTGAAGCCATGGGCAGAACCGCCGCAGCCGCCGGCGGAGTCAGCGCCAGTTGAGCCGGAAATCAGCCTGCACGTTCCATAGGGGACCAGCATGACCGTTTCGTTCTCCACCATCCCGCCCGACCTCAAGATCCCGCTGTTCTATGCCGAGTTCGACAACAGCATGGCGGGCGCGAGCCTGCCCAATCAGCGCGCGCTGATCCTCGGCCAGGCGATCGGCGCAGCCGGTGGCACGCCGTCCCCGGTCTGGGTGTCCTCGCCGGCAGCGGCGGCATCGCAGTTCGGCGCGGCGTCGCAGCTCGCGGCGATGGTGGCGGCATATCGCGCCAACGATCCGGCGACCGAGCTGTGGACCATGCCTTACGCCGACGCGGCGGCATCCGTCGCGGCGTCCGGTTCGGTGGCCTTCGTGGGCACGGCGACGGGGCCCGGTGTCATTCCGCTGCGCATCGGCGGCGTGTCTGCCGCCACGGCAATCGCGGCCGGCGACACGGCCACGGCGGCAACGGCCAAGGTCCTCGCCACCATGCAGGCGACGCCCAGCCTGCCGGTCGCGCCCACGGGCGCCAGCGGCACGCTGACGCTGACCGCGGTCAACAAGGGCACGCAGGGCAACGCTATCCCGATCTCGATGGCCTACTACGGCGCGCGCGGCGGCGAGGCGATGCCGCCAGGTCTGACCTACACCATCACCGCGATGTCCGGCGGCAGCGGCGATCCCGATCTGTCCGGCCTGGCCGCGGCGATCGCCGCGATGGAGTTCGACTTCATCGTGTCGCCGTGGACTTCGGCCGGCGAGCTGGCGGCGACAACGGCGATGATGAACGACACGTCTGGGCGCTGG